CCAAGTTTTTCGATAACGTATTTTTAACTGTAATTTTCGGCATGGCGATTAAATCTTTAATTCGTGCATATCAAACGTGTAGATTCTTGACCTCCTTACAAAATCAACTTGTGGTGTTGAAACAATCGAGTACTTCCGCCCTCTCCATTTGACTATATGTTTTTTGTTGAACTCCTTTCGTGTCTTCACCCTGAATGTTGCCGGTAAACTTACTTGCGCCTGCACTATATCTTTTGATGTCCTTAACTGCTCGATGCTTGCCCATGCTTCAAAGTCAACAACATCGACAGGAATACTGCCGCCGTAGCCGTCTGATTGACTGCCCTCGCTTATTGCTTGTATCTTTTCCGTTAACCTCATCTAATTGTCCTCTAAAACATCGGTTGCTTATTGAAATTGTGATAAGTGTCTAAATCTCGCTTATCCTCCATGCTGTCAAACCTGATACCAACATTTCTAACTATTGCCTCTTTTAATGCCTCGTTGATTTCTGCTTCTGTTCTGCCTGTCCTTGCAAGTGCTATCTCGAACTCAGCATCAATCAAGATGCCTAAATAACTATCATGCGAAGTGTCATCGCTATCAATGCTTAGCGTTAGCTTTGCGTTTTCGAGTAGCTCGCTTTTTAGTGTTGCTTCCATCATCAGTTATTTTATCGGTGTCAGTATTAGTTTGCTTATGTTCAATCGCCACGCCCTCAGATATCAGATATTTTCCTCTGAAAAAATTGATATTCACAATATCCCCTTGCTTGCCTAACACATGATCCTTCAGTAATTTTATTTTCATATCTATTTAATTTTTAAAACTGGTAGGGTATTTTTCAACCCTACCAATTAATTAATTATTCAGCTGAAGCCAAGTCTTCTAATGCTTTAATCCTTGTGCTTAATGCAACAGCCAATTCCTGAATGGTTGATGCTGCCGCTAATCCGCTGTCTTCATCAGCTACTACGGCATGATCATGAGCCGAAGGTGGCATCGTTTCCGGGAAGTCGGTGATATCTGCAACAGTTGCCACTTGCTTAGCCCCAACGGTCGCAAGATTAGCATAAGTATTCACTCCATCACCTTTTTTCAATACCCCCGTGTCAGATGCAATAAGTAGGCTATTTGCTGGATAGATTTTTGTATCTACTGCCCAATTTGCTGCCGTATCTTCATAAGCCCTTATATTGTATAGTAATTTTGCCATATCCTTTTAATTTTTAAAATCGGTAGGGTATGTTTCAACCCTACCAATTAATTAATAAATCTACAAAGTAACCTTTACCATCGCGTTAAGGTCTTTAGCAACAAATGCCACCATTTCCTCAACTCTGAATGTAACCTTGTTGTATTCAACATTATCAGCGTTTTGCTCGAACATACGCAATTCAGGTGACAACCTGTTGATAAATTCAAACTCAGGTGCGCTCACCACATAGGCAGTACCAGCCGTCAATGTAGGCACAGGAACAACCTGTACAGTTGTCTCGATACCGTTTGCATTAAACCCTGATAATGTATTATTAGGCAAGTCATATTCTCCTGATCCTGTAGCCTTGTTTAACTTGATGTGCTCCAGATAATCGGAGGGATTCATCAAAACATGAGTAGGATTCATGTAATTACCCAACAGCTGACCAAATGCCGCATCAACTATCTTTTCTACTGCAATAGATTTAGTACCGCTATAAGCAACTGCATTCGCTGAAAGATAATCAGTTATCAGTTTGTTCTCCCTTGCAAAAATGCCATAACGTGAATAAAGCAAAGTGTTTGCGATGCTGCCTTGCAAATATCGAACATTTAACAGCAACTCCCTGTTAACGGTAGTAATACCAGCTATCCATTTAGGCGAAACTGTGATGTCCTTATAGTTAGGTGTTACGTCAGGTTTAGGAACGTCTGCGCCCTCATTTCCTGTTCCTCTTGCCCATACATCAACTCCTCCTGTAACTGTGCCGAGTTGAGGTATTACTATACTTGCTGAATCGGTTGTAATGTTAGGGAAAATGTTTCTTAAATAAAGAGGTGAATAAGGTGAATTATATAAATCTCGCCTTACATCAGTCGTTTGGCGACCTAACGCCCCAGCTGCCCAATTTGCATCTGTAACCTCTTTTATGGTGAACGTTTTCTCTCCACCTCTGAACGACTTAATCGTTTCAGCGTTATCTATAATCGCCTGCGAAATTGCATCATGTATTGACATGTTTTTTTCTGTTTTATCGGTTATCTGTCCTTGTTTTTTTACCTCTGCTGAAAGTTTATTTATACTTTCAGTTAGTTCTTTCTTCACCGCCTCGATGTCTTCCGACTTCGTAGCCTTTTCAAGCTGAGCAGTTAATTCGGCTACCTTATCATTTAATTCCTTAACCGATTTTTCCACTACACCTTTAGCCGCTTCTTCGGCTGTTTTTCTTACGTTTTCTAAAGCCTCTTGTTTAGCTTTTTCCAATTCTTCCGTCATAATGTTAGTTTTTAAATAGTTCGTAAATATTAATTATTAATTTGTCCGCTGACGGCTCATTTTTTTCGAGTGTGGTCTCACGGCTCGAATCCTTGAGTGTCAAAAATTGTTCTAAACTCTTTAATATATCATCTGAAAATTGGCTGTCATACGCTTTTGTAATCGTTTGCCAAAATTTTTCTTGTGTCAATTCACTTTCTTGTTGTATTGACTTCACTATATCAACCATTGATAGTTGGTTAGCTGGTTGCATCGTCAACACGCTCACCTCATCGAGTTTAAACTCTGTAATAATTCGACTATCCTGTTTATCTCTCTTTATCACCCAGCCTCCAATTGAAAAGCCACACTCGAAGCCATTCTCTAACATGAATTTAGCCTCTTGATAGGTGTCTTTTCCAAGCTGTGTGTCCATGATTATCTTTGCCTCCATATAAAGACCGTAGGGATCGTAGGCGTCAAGCTTCAACGGGACACCCACAAATTCATTTGGCTTATGGTTTTTATAAACCTTCATCGATTTATGATTCTCAGAAACAGTCTTGATAAAACACCCCGCCCTCGTAATATCACCCTGCAAATCCTCGACATTGTAAACATTTGCATAGCCGGATAATATCCCATCGTTTGCACTCTTGAATACATCCGCTTTTTTTATTTTGTAATCTTTTTGTTCCATGTCTGATTTATTTTACTCGTCATCCTCTTTTTTCTCAAATACTATACTATTACCTTGACTCTCTAATGGTTTTGAATGCTCATTATCTCCTGATGTTATTTCTTCGGGTATTCCTTCAGGAAAAGCTGTACACCCCGTTGAGCTAAAATTAAAATGCTTACACTTGAAACATATTAAATCTTTTGCTTGCATATTTGTTATTTTTTAAAATACTTATCTATTAACTTACCTACTCTTACTGCATAAGGACTTGGATTTGAATTTAGTTTATACTGCATAAACGATTCAGCCATAAACTCATTTATATTTGTTTGCGCATACTGACTTATATACATTTTATTTAGAGATTCAACATCTCTTATTTTTATTAACCTATTCAGTTCCGAATAGTAATCTTCTCTGATTTTCTTTAATTCTTTCCAAAACTTTATATTAGTAGGATTTTTACTACTGCCTAATGTTCTACTCTCATCTGTGATTATATGTGCAAACTCATGTACAAGAGTTGAGAACCTCGTGTTTTTAGCGTCGACAATTGCACTTCGTGTGAACCTTATAACTTTTTTTCCTTTTGATGTCGTTCTAAATACACTTTCTTTTAATGCGCTATCTTCTGGAGTAAGATGCCCGAAGTTTATCTCACTTATGTGTATTCTACTACTAATGACATATCCGTAATTATTGCCTTTACTTTTAAAGGATAGCTTAACGTCTCTGTGTTTCCCAACATCTATATCCATTTTGTATTCCCTTACTAGTTTACTTATATAATTTTTTAGTTCATTCTTATCCTTTAAGGATAGCGAGCTATCATACACAATGCTTTTTTCATCTATGTTTATATTTAAGTCCTTAAAGACATCTGCTAAATCTTGGTTTATAGTTTGTTCTGTGCTTGGTGGTAAATCCTCAATCGTTACCGTTTCGCTCGCTTGAGGTGCTTGAGGTGCTTCTGTTATCGTATCAACTCCGTTAAGCTGATTAACATACGCCTCGCTCACATACGTCACCGTGCAACTACAATTAACTACATTGCGTGCGCTTAAATTTTCAGCATGTGGATAGTCTGCATACTCAACTCCATATTCATCAACTATCTGAAATTGTTCACTTTCCGGAATAGCCACCCCATCAAGTGCCACGTGATGTGCTCGTGGGTCTTTCGCTCCTCTGTGCATCCATATTTTATACATCGTAAACTCCCCGACTTCTTCTTTCCACGCCATAGCCGCCTGCCGTTGTGATTCGTTGGCCATCTGTGCTACTTCCGTGCGTGCTATCCTCATCGCCCTTTTCCTATCAAACATCTTTAGCTGTTCCACTATCTTATCAAACGGAACTCCTACGTTATTCCGCAAAACTTCCTGTACCGCTTCCCTTGTCGTAGTGTCAATAGCGACAATCTTTTGAGCCATACGTGTCTGAACAAACACCTCCATCCACACTCTCCATGCCGTACTGAAAAAGTCCGATACGCTCTTCTGCTTATTGCTCGCTGTCAATAATTCATATTGACGTGTTCCAATAATTAAACCATCAACTCCGTATAACTCCCTGAAAATATCCTCATACCTTGAAGTGAATGTGCCTGTTTCAATCAACTCATCCCTCTGTCTCTGCAATTCCTTGTAAATTTTTGCACGATATTTCCTCTCCAAACGAAACAATCGTCTGTCAAGCGCTGTCTGATACCGTGTAAAAAATCTACTATGCTTCATAGTTTAATTAATAAAATCATTACCTCCTGAGTAATCACTCAAAGGCACTTTGTTCGTGTCGATAAACACTTCATCCGCATATTCGTTATCGATTGAGTCGTAACCATCAATCGCCCTCAACTCATTCAGCGTCAATTTACCTTCCAAGCTCTTTCGCTCCTCAAGTGATATCTGTAATTCAGGATATAGGCTTGTGTCGTAGTCAAGAACGTAGTTTACGAACCGTCCGCCCTCCTTCCTGAACGGCTCAACCAGCCAATTGTTTAAAGCGTCCTCCTCCTTGTTCAAATACGGAAGTATCACATCTCTGATAAATCTTGTGCCACCCTCTTTTTGATTTTGATAGGTTGGATTTTTCTCAAACAGAACAGCTGGCACGCCCCACAAGTCGCAAAGATTATCGCCCGCTTTCTCGATTGAATTAATGATATTCAACGCATCGGGTGATAAGCCTATTTGGGTGTATTGAAGTGGCATACCACTTACCACAATCTTATTTTTATTATCTACACCGTGTATCTTAGCCTCCACCATCTCCTGCGTTTTCGCCCTCTGCTCTGGATTCAGCCAATTTTCCTTGTCCGGATGGTTCGGTGAAATAATACCTTTTGCACCCTCGTTTTGAATTGACTTTATCCACGTCTCAATAGCGTAATCATCTAATTGTAAATATTTCAACCCTGCCATTAACGGTGACATCCCCCTGAATTGTGAGCCTTGCATGTTGAACAACGGGTTGCTCATTTTAAGATGAAACACATTTTTTAAATCATCATCCTTC